CAGCGCCCGCCGCAACCGCCTCAGAACGGGCCGGCCGGCGCCGCGCTGCAGATCCAGCAGCAGATCGACATGATCCTGCAGCAGCCGCCGGCCATGCTGTACGACGTGGGATGCAAGGTCAGCCGCAAGGGCGGGAAACTGAGCATCGAGGGCGTGCCATCCGAGGAATTCATCATCTCGCGCGGCGCGAAGACCATCGCCGAAGCCCGGCTGGTGGGCCACCGCGTGAAGCGCACGCTGTCCGAGCTGAAGTCGATGGGCTACCCCCAGGCCAAGATCGACGCCATGGGCTCCGACGAGTCCGAGGGCGACAGCAACGCGGAGCGCATTGCGCGCGATCGCTTCGACGACACTGGCGACGAGTTCGAGGGCAACAACACCACCGACCCTTCGCAGCGCAGCATCTGGGTGAAGGAGTTGTATCTGCGCGTGGACTTCGACGGCGACGGCATCTCCGAGCTGCGCAAGATTGTGCGGGCCGGAAACCAGATCCTGGACAACGAGATCGTCGATGAGGCGCCGTTCGTCAGCTGGTGCCCGGTCCCGATGCCCCATAAGTTCTGGGGCCTGTCGGTGGCTGACCTCGCGATGCAGGGCCAGAAGACCAAGACCAGCATCGTGCGCGGTCAGCTCGACAACATGTACCTGCAGGTCAACGGCCGGTACTTCGGGGTGAAGGGCAAGGTCGATTTCGATAGCCTGCTGGACAGCCGGCCCGGTGGCGTGGTGGTGATGGACGCACCTGGCATGGCAGGCCGCCTCGATCAGGGCATCGGCGACCTCGGTGCCGCAGCGCAGCTGATGGAGCAGGAGGAACAGGCGCTCGAAAACTCGACTGGGTGGACCCGCTACAGCCAGGGCAATGACGCCAAGGGCCTCAACGACACCTTCGGCGGCGTGCAGATCATCACGAACAAGGCCGACATGCGCACCGATCTGATGGCGCGCAACTTGGCCGAGGGCTTCGTGGACCTCTTCAAGATGATGTTGAAGCTGGTCTGCCAGAACCAGAAGAAGTCGGAGCTGATTCAGATCGCCGGCGAGTGGGTCGAAATGGACCCGCGCGAATGGAAGAACCAGTTCGACACCGACATCAATGTCGGCTTGGGTGTGGGCAACAAGGACCAGCAGGTCAGCCACCTGATGGGCCTGCGCCAGCTGCAGGTGAGTGGGCTCCAGTTCGGCACCTCGACGCCGAAGAAGATTTACGAGCTCGACACCGAGATCGCGAAGACGATGGGCTTCAAGTCCGGCGATCGCTTCTTCAACGACCCGGAGAAGAACCCGCCGCCACCGCAGCCCAATCCGATGCAGGCCCAGATGGAGATCGAGAAGGTCAAGGCCCAGGCACACCTGCAGGTTGAGGGCGCCAAGCTGCAGAGCAATCAACAGATCGAGGCCATGAAGATTCAGCAGCAGATGCAGCTGGAACATGCCAAGGCCCAGATGCAGGCGCAGGTAGACATCAACCGCCAGCGAGCCGAGGCCGAGCAGCATGCTCTGCGCATCCGGCAGGAAGCCGAACTGGAAGCTATGCGCAGCCAGATGCAGGACAGCTTCGCCCGCTGGAAGGCCGAGCTGGACGCTGCAGTCAAGATCGAAGTGGCCAACATCAGCAGCAAGGCCAAGCTGAACGACCCCGCCACTCAGGCGGCCACGAAAGAAATCGCCACCGAGGTGCGCCAATGAGCCGCCGGCTACATGCGGCAGCAGCAGCTGTCCACGCCTTTCTGATGCCGTCGTGGACCCTGCGCGAGGATGGCGGCGACTCCTTCGGCATCTACCGCCAGCAGTTCGGCCGTGCGCGTCTGTTCGAGCGCTGGGCCACCCTCCGCGCCGCCGGCAAACGCCTCGCGCAGTTGCAGGGGCGGGTGACTGCCAGCGCCGAAGTCGATCCGGCGCGCATCGCCAACGCCGTCGAGCGCGATGCAGCGCCTGAAGAGTCTGCGACCACGCCGAATGCGCGCGTGTACCGCGGCAACCGTGCCCGGGAAGTACTCGAGAACGAGTCTTTCGACTGGGCGTTCCATACCCTCAAGTCGGAGATCGTCGAATCATGGCAAAACGCACCAATGCAGGACCCGCAGGGACGGGAAACGCTGTGGCTGTCCCTCAAGCTGCTGGAGAAGGTCCGGTCCAACCTGGTGAGCAGGCTGGAGACGGGCAAGCTGGCGCAGCTGGAGCTGAAGCACCTGGCGGAAATGGAGAAGAACGCCAAAGCGTGGATGGATTGACGTTCGACACCGGCGCCGCCGCGGCGCTCGCGAACGCTCCGGCGCGCGAGGCCCCTCCATGGGAGCACGTCGAGGTCGAGATCATCAGCCGCAACGCCATGGACCACCAGATCGCGACGGTCTGGCATCCGGCGCCGCGTGGCGATGTCGTGGCCACTGCCCTGGGCAATGTCCGGGTGGCCGTGGGCGACACCGCCGAGTATCAGCTGAGCACGGGCGAAAAGATCGCGCTCTAAGTTTTCGAGCAGGAGGCGGCCTGCCCGAGGGATCTTCCCTTTTCCCGCCAGCATCCGTCGCGAGACGCTGCGCCGCGCAGGCGGCATGGAGAAATCATGGATGGTTTGGACACCCCCATCGCGGGACCCAGCGAAGGCCTGAGCGTTAATCAGGCAGCAGAGGCGTTTTCCTCGCTTCTGGACGATGACCAGCCGGGTGACGCCGGCGGCCGCGTCGAACCCAAGAAGGAACCTGCAGCCGATGGCGCTGCCGCGACCGCCGATGCTGATGGGCAGACCGCCACGGCCGGTGAAGAGCAGCAGCACCAGGAGGGCGACCCCACGCAGGGCGACCAGACGCAACCCGAGATGTTCACCGTCAAGATCGACGGCAAGGAGATCCAGGTTTCGCGCGAGGAAGTCATTGCCGGCTACCAGCGCCAGCAGGACGCGACGAAGAAGACGATGGCCGCCGCCGAAACCCGGAAGGCTGCCGAGTCGGAAATCGCCCAGGCACGTGCGGAGCGAAACCAGTACGCGCAGAACCTCAACCGCTTCCAGATCCAGCTGGAAGCGGCGCTGCAACAGCAGCAGGAAATCGACTGGCCGGCCCTGATCGAACGCGATCCGCAAGAAGCGATGCGGCAGAAGCACCTCTTGGACCAGAGGCAAGCGGCTCTGCAGCAAACGCACCAGCAGTTGCACCAGATCCAGCAGCAGGCCGCAGCCGAACAGCACGAGCAGTTCGTCGAACACCTCAAGAATCAGCGAGATCAGATCGTCGCCAAGATTCCGGAGTGGAAGGACGAGGGCAAGCGCAAGGCTGAAACGGCGGCAATCCGCGAGTACCTGGTCAACAACGGGTACACGGCCGCCGAGATCGACAACGTGGCGGACCACCGCGCCATCATGAATGTTCGCAAGGCCATGCTTTACGACCAGCTGATGAGCAAGGCGGATGCCGCAGCCAAGCTGGTAGCGAAAACCCCCACCAAGGTGGAGCGCTCCGGCACCGGCGACACGGGCTCGACCGACAAGCGCACCGCGGCGTACCAGAACCTGGCCAAGACCGGCTCGGTGAAGGCAGGCGCTGCGGTCTTCGAATCTCTTCTTTAAGGAGGCGGCGAAATGGCTGCACCAACCAATACCTACACGTCCACTTCTGCAGTGGGCAACCGCGAAGACCTCGCGGATGTGATCTACCGGATCTCGCCCACCGAAACCCCGCTGCTCAGCCTGGCCGAGCGCGTATCGGCGGACAACACCCTGCACGAGTGGCAAACCCAAGCCCTGGCTGCGCCGGGAGACAACGCGCAGACCGAAGGCGACGACGCCACGGCCGACGCGGTGATTCCCACCGTGCGCCTGGGCAACCGCACCCAGATCGCGCGCAAGACCGCTCGCGTGTCTGGCACGCAGCAGGAGGTGAACACCGCTGGCCGCAAGAAGGAACTGGCCTACCAGGTCTCGCTGAAGTCGCTCGAAATGAAGCGCGACATGGAATTCGGCCTGACGCAGAACAACGTTGCCGGCACCGCTCCGCGCCGCAGCCGCGGCATGGTGGGCTGGATGGACGCGGCCAACGTCAACGCTGGCGCCGGCTACGTGGCCCCCAACTACGTCACCAACGTGGCGCAGACGGATGGCACACAGCGCGCGTTCACCGAAACGCAGCTCAAGGACGTGGCCCAGAAGATCTACGTTTCCGGCGGCAATCCGAACACCCTGATGCTCGGCCCGCTGCAGAAGCAGACCTTCTCCACCTTCCTGGGCAACAGCACCCGGTTCGACGAGAGCGAAGACAAGAAGGTCGTGGCCGCTACCGACATCTACGTCACCGACTTCGGCGCGCTGAAGGCGATCCCGAACCGCATCCAGCGCCCGCGCGATGCGTTCGTGATCGAGAACGACAAGGTGGCCGTGGCCTATCTGCGCCCGATGCAGAAGACGCCGCTCGCGAAGACCGGCGACTCGGACGCGGTGATGATCCTGTGCGAGTACTCGCTGGAAAACCGCGCTCCCACGGCGCACGGCGGCATCCTCGACCTGCTGTAAGCTCTTCGCAGGGTAGGTAGACCAAGGGCCCGAGGTTCACGCTTCGGGCCCTTTCCCATTTCGCTCCCAACGTCGCGAGACGCCGGAGGTTCTTATGCAAACCATCGACACCTCAGTCGTCTTTCGAGGCGACGAGGCCTTCATCAAGCGCACGCAGGACTGCACGCCTGTGGCAGAACGCGCGAAGGAGATGCACCGCGCCGGCATGCACGGCTCCAGCGAGGTGAAGCTGGCGGCATCGATTCCAAACATCCTGATCGAGCAGTACTGCCTCGACAACGGCATCACGTACCGCGAGTGGTGCTGCGACGAAGCCCACATTCGCCGAATGCTGGCTGATCCAGCGCTCGCGCACTTCCGCATCTGGCCAGGGCAGATCTGAGCCATGGCGATCAACAGCTACACCACGCTGCAGGCTGCGGTGGCGAACTGGATGAACCGCGGGGACCTCACCACTGTGATCCCTGATTTCATTGCGCTGGCCGAGGCCCGGATCGCAACAGATCTGCGCGTGCGCCGGCTGCTGACCACCACCACGCTGAACACCGTCGCGGGCGGCACCGTGGCGCTGCCGGCCGGCTGGCTGGAGTTCGAGGCGCTGCGATACAACGGGCGCCCGATCGATCTTCTCACCTCGGAACAGATCGCCGACCGGTTCGGTCAGAACACGGGCGAGCCCGCTTACTACACCATCGAAGGCGATCAGTTGGTGCTGGGCCCGACGCCCGCCGATGTGTACACCCTCAACGCGCGGTACTACCAGCAGCTGGGCCCGCTGGCGACGACGGGCGCTAACTGGTTGCTGACCAGTAAGCCGAATTTGTACCTCTATGCGGCCCTGGCCGAGGCCTGCCTCTTCGTCAAGAAGAAGGACGATGCGGCCTCGTGGGCCGGGCTGTACGGGGGCATCATCGACGCGCTGCACGCCGAGGACAAGACGGCGAAGCACAGCGGTTCGGTGTTGCGGGTGATCGCGCGATGAGCCCGATCATCGGTTTCGCGCCGGACGCCGACCCCACCACGATGGGCGTGCTCACCGACTGCATGAACTTCATCCCGTTCGAGGCGGGATTCAAGGGGGCGCCGTCGCCGGTGGCTGTCGCGGTGGCTGCGCTGGCTGCGGCGTGCCGAGGCGCTGTGGTGGCCACGAAACTGGCCGGCACGCGCCGCGTCTTCGCCGGCACGCAGACGAAGCTCTACGAGCTCGCTGGCACCACCTGGACGGACCGTAGTAAGGCCGGCAGCTACACCGGATCGACCGAATCCCGCTGGAGCTTCTGCCAGTTCGGCGATACCACCATCGCATCCAACCTTGTGGACCCGATGCAGCAGTCCACGGCCGCTGCGTTCTCCGACGTGCCAACCGCACCGAAGGCAAAGATCGTTGTCAGCGCTTCCAACAACTTTGTTCTCGCCTTCAACACGAACGACGCGACATTCGGCGTTTCGCCTGACCGCTGGTGGAACTGTGCGCAGAACGACCAGACGAACTGGACGCCGGCGCAGGGTGGCCCTACCACTGGCCGATTAGTGGCTGTCGAAGGGCCGATTCAGGCCGCGCTGCCATTGGGCGACTACGTGATTGCCTACAAGGCCCGAGGCGTCTTCCTGGGCTCGTTCGTGGGTGGGGATGCGCAGTGGCAATGGACCCTCATCACCGGCGCTGACGCTGGCGCGGTGGGCCAGGACGCCGTGTGCGACATCGGCGGGGCTCATTTCTTCGCCAGCGAGGGCGACTTCTGGCTCTTCGACGGCACGCGGCCGGCATCCATCGCCGAGGGGGTGGTGCGGAAGTGGTTCATCGACAACTCGAACCCCGTCTACCGGTTCATGACGCGATGCACCTATGACAAGCAGAACGGCCTGGTGCGCATCAACTTCGCGTCGAAGACTTCCATTGGCGTCCTGGATCGCACGCTCGTCTATCACGTCAAGCGTCAGCGCTGGGGCGTCGCTGATCAGGTGGCGCAGGCATCGCTGAACTACATCGCCCCGGGCGTGACCATCGACGGGTTGGATGCCATCGCCCCAACCATCGACACGCTCCCGAACGTGCCCGTGGACTCGCAATTCTGGGTGGGCGGTGGTCAGTTGCCGGCCTACTTCAACAGCAGCAACCAGCTGGTATCGCTCAACGGAATCTCCACCTCTTCGAGTTTCACCACCGGCGACCTCGGCGATGACGACGCGGTGACGATGATCGATCGGTTTCGCACGCGGTTCTCGAAGTCGCCGGCCACCGCCTTGGCTACCGGCTTCATCAAGATGAACGAGGGCGACGACTTGGTTCAAGGCTCCAGCAGCGGGATTCTCGACGGCAAGTTCGACTTGCGGCAGTCGGCCCGATTTCACCGCGTGCGCGTGGACATGACAGGCGATGTCCAGGCAACAGCCTTCGATGTGAAGGCCATTCCTGTAGGCGAGCGATGAAGAAGCTGGACGCCGAGCCACGCCTACAGGGAGCTTCCGCATCGGAGGTGGAGTGGGCGCGAAAGGTCGCGCAGGCGGCGAATGCGCTGTCTGACGCCTTCGTGAGCGACGTACTGAAGATCGTGAACGGCGGCACCGGCGCCAACACGGTATTGGGGGCACGGACAAACCTAGGGATTGCGAGTCTTGGGCAGTGCGAACTCACCTTGTCGGGCGGCAGCATCGTGCTGCTGCCGCGAGACGGCAATCTGATCTGCATCAACGGGGTGATGCGGAAGATTCCGGCAGCCGGTGTGAGTCTGTCGGCCGCAGGTGCTGCAGCCTTGACGGCCTACAACCTCTATACCTCGTGGAACGGCACGGCAATCGTGCTGGAGCGCGATACGGCTGGCCATGTGCTCGATGCGAACTATGGCCTGCGGGTGAAGTCAACAGACGCCACGCGCACGCTGGTGGGAAAGGCCAGAACGAACGTCGCGGCCGCCTGGGTGAACTCGCAGACCCAGCGTTTCCTGCTGAACTGGTTCAACCCTCGGCTGCAGCAACTCAGCACCACGCTGGGCAGCACGCTCACGACCAACCTGACGACGCCGCAGTTTCTGGGCCAAGTCGAATTCCTCTCGTGGGGCAACACGGCCATCAGCGGGAGCATCGCCGGCGGCATGCAGAACAACACCGCGGCTGCCGTGAACTTCGTAGCGCTCGGTATCGACAGCACGACGACCGCGGCGACGCCCACCGCCTACGGGCAGGCCTACGTCAACAACGGCTACTCCAGCTTCACCATGACCCATCCGGTGCCCGTGGCGGCGGAGGGCTACCACACGCTGGTGGCGCTGGGTTGGGTGAACTCAGGGACGGGGTCTTTCCTGGCTGGCTCCGGTTTCGGTGCCGCCATCCCGATGTGAGAGGCATGCGATGGACGAACCGATCCCACCCGGCGAGCCACTGCAGGAGCGCATCGATGCGCTGCATGTTGTGGTGATCGCACATCTCAACAAAGCAGCCGGCACCCGGCGCTACGACAGCATCCACACCGCCGCGCTGCGTGCCGGCTATCCCGGCCCGTTCCACGACGAGGGCCTCGCTTACGCAACTTGGATGGATGCAGTCAACGCTAAGTGCTACGACGTGCTGGCCCAGTTCTTGGCAGGCCAGATCCCCGAACCCACGCCGGACGAGCTCATCGCGATGCTGCCGCCGCTGATTCTTCCGAATCTTCAAGGAGCCTGACCATGGCAATTGACACCTCCAATCTCGGGATGGGTGGTAACCCGTTCTTGGGCGCAGACAACCCGAATCTGCAGTCCATCATCGACCTGTCCTCGCGGGACATGGTGAATAACTTCAACCGGACCATGCAGCCGGCCTTCAATGCCGCCATGGTGCGCTCTGGGAGCTTCGGCAATTCGGGCATCGACGCGGCCAACTTGGCGGCGCAGGGCCAGTTGCAGACCAACCTCGGCGATCTGGCTTCAAAGCTGCGCTTCAACGACTACAGCCAACAGCAGGGCATGTATCAATGGCAGAAGCAGTTCGACACGAACAACCAGCAATGGCAGAACCAGTTCGACCGCTCTCTCTACAACGATGCCTACGGTCAGAACCAGCAGAACCTGCAGACGGGGCTCGGGCTGCTCGGCATGCTCGGCGGCCTCAATTCGCAGGACATCACGAACAGCACCAACTATCAGAACACGCCGCTGAACTACCTCACGCAATTCTCGAACCTGGCTGGAGCCATGGGCCGCGGCGGCCAGACCTCCAGCGCGACCGGCACCAATGGCGGCGGCACCAGCCCGATCACATCTGCGCTAGGCGGCGCACAGTTGGGCAATGCCTTCGGCAAGTGGTGGAACGGTGGCGGTAACACCTATCAGAGCATCAACCAGAACGCCCAGAACAACGGCTACGGCAACACCTTCCAGCAGAACGGCAATTCGCCGGACGTGTCCTATGGTTGATCTCGACATCGCCCACCACTTCGGCGGCGGCGTGTACGCGAAGGAAACGCACGTCAAAGCAGGCCATGTGCTGGTGCAGCACAAGCACGAGCACGCGCACCTGTCGATCCTCGCCTGCGGCACAGTCGAGGTGCAGGTAGACGGCGTGCGTTCAGTGCTGGCCGGTCCTGCCTGCATCACCATCGAGGCCGGCAAGCACCACGGGATCCGCGCGCTCACGGATGTGGTCTGGTACTGCATCCACGCAACCGACTGCACCGATGCCGCGCAGGTGGACGAGGTGCTGATCGCGCCGGGCAGCGACCATGGAGAGATGCAGGCCATCGCGCAGGGGCTCGCCCGATGAGCCACATCAAGCTGCTATGGCGTGGCCTCAATGTCGCGCCGATGCGTGCCGCGCTTGATGCGCATCCCGAGCTGTGGGACCAGCAGACAGCGCGCACGGCGCCCGAGGACTCGCCGCACCACGGCCTCTCCGACATCTGGGCTCGCTTCGCCGACCCGCAGACGATGCAGCCGGACGGCTCTCACGACTCGATCTGGTATCCGCCAGCCGACGTGCTGCCGGTGCGCGACATCGTGTTCCCGCTGATGGCGGGCGTTAGGGGCGAGCGACTGGGCGGCGTGCTCATCACGCGCATTCGGCCAGGCCAGATCTGCAAGCCGCACACAGACCCGGGCTGGCACGCCCGCTATTACCAGAAGTTCGCCGTACAGATCGCCGCGGCGCCCGAGCAGGCGTTTCACTTCGAGGGCGAAAAGCTCGTGACGGTGCCTGGCGACATCTACTGGTTCGACAACGCATACACGCACTGGGTGACGAACGACAGCCCGGTGGACCGCATCACCATGATCGTCTGCATCAAGACGGAAAGGATCTGACATGCCCCTTTTCTTCAAACACCAGCGCGCGACGCTGTGCATGCCCTGGGGCGTCGTCGGGGCCATCGGTGGCGCCGTGGTCAACAACGTGATGGCGGACGGCAAGGGCGGGGGTGGCAGCAGCCAGCAGTCGTCGAGTGAGCCGTGGGCGATGGCGCAGCCGTGGATGTTGTCCAACATCGTGAGCGGCATGAACATCCAGAACGGGCTGACGGCGAACCCCTTCAGCCCGCAGCAGCAGGCCGCCTACGACAACAGCTATGCGCTGAACGACTACATGCGCGACCTGGTGCCCAGTCTGCTGGGCCAGATCGGCGGCCAGCAGGTTGGCTTCGACCCCAAGAACCCGAGCGCACGGCCGCAGGCTTGGAACTGGGCGGGCCTGCTCTCGGACAATGCCCCGGATCTCGGGCAGCGCTCGGTGCTGGGCGCGAAGCCAGCGGCCGCGCCGGCGGCAGCCACGAGCCAGGATGCGGGCAACTTCGTGCAGCAGGGCGATGTGCTCAACGGCATGAATCGAAGTGGCCAGAACCCGGATGGCAGTCTGATCGGCGCCGGCGGCTATGGCTCGTTCAAGTACGGCATGCCCACTCCGCAGACTGGTACGCAGGCCTACCGCGACATGTCGGCGTACTTTAGCAATGGCGGCGCCGACCCGAACGACCTCTACGGCCGCAAGGCGAGCGCCTACCAGATGCCGGCGGCGAACCCGCTCTCGTATCTGTGGACTTCGGGCGGCGGGCCCGGCATGTCGGCCGGTGGCGGCATCGGAGACACCGGCGCCAACGCCGCGGCCGCAGCATCCGGCAATACCGCCTGGTAAGGAGACAACATGGTAGGCTTGCTCGACATTCTCCAATCGCCTGATGCGCAGCTCGGCATGCAGCTGCTCGCCGCTGGCGGCTACTCGGCCACGCCGATGAGCGCAGGCCAGCGTATTTCCGGTGCGCTGCAGAACTTCCAACAGCAGCAGGTCACGAATGCCCAGCAACAGCTGGCGCTGCAGAAGGCCACGCAGGAGATGCAGCTGAGCCGCCTGCTGGCCGGCCGCTTTGCCGGTGGCGGCGCATCCTCCGGAGCCCCTGGTGGCGCTTCGGTGCCGGTGGGAAGCGCTCCCGCTGGCGGAGGCGCTGGTGGGCCGGCCGTTGCGACTGCCTCGGGCGCGGCCGGCGGAGGCAGTGGTGTCGCGTACCCGCTCAGCCTGAACGACATCGGCCTGATGACCGCCATGGGCATGAAGGGCGCGGACAACCTGTTCAACCAGTACAAGTACGCCACGGATGGCGTGCAGCAGGTCGCAGGCAACTACTACAAGGACCCGATGACCGGCGTCGTGAAGTACCTGCCGAAGCTCGACCCCGGCATGGAGATCGGCCCGAATGGTGCAGTGCGCCCGGCCACCGGCTACATGGAGTCGAATGCAGCCATCAAGGGCGTGGAGGCTGGCGCGACGACGCGCGCGACCGAGGCGGCGAAGTACCCTTACACCGTGGGCGCGGATCGTGAGCGGCAGACCACGCAGGCCGCGCTCGACACGCAGGCGGTGGTGGGCGCGGACGGGAACACCTATTACGTGCCACGCCTGCAGGTGGCCACCGGCGGCGGCGCTGGCCAGGCCGGCGGCGCGGGCGGTGGTGGCGCACCTGGGCAGGGTGGCTTCATGGCTGGCCGCAACCCGATCACGCAGCAGTCGGCTACCGCGCTGAACGACAACTGGATCAAGAATGGGTATCAGCCGGTGCTTGATGCTGGCAAGTCGGCTTCCGACATCTCGGCCAATATCCAGGCGCTTCGCAACATCGACTTGAACACTGGCTGGGGCACCGAAACCCGGGCAAGTGCCGCCGCGATGCTCGAAGGATTGGGCATCGCACCGGCCAACGCAAAGCTGTTCGCCGCCAACGCGCAGAAATTCCAGTCGGTGGCCATGGATCGCCTCATGACTACGCTGCAGGCCCAGAAGGGACCGCAGACCGAGGGCGATGCTCAGCGCGCGCAGCAGACGTTCGTGAAGCTCGGCAACACGCCCGAAGCAAACGCCTTCATCATGGACTTCGCGCAGGCGAAGGCGAACATGGATCAGCGCAAGGCGCAGTACTACGAGGCGGCGCTGCCACTGGCGCAGAAGGTCGGCGACCTCACGCGCGTGGACCGCGAGTGGCGAAAGATTCAGGGCTCGATCTGGGCCGATCCGCTCCTGCAGCGCTGGGGCCGGTGATGGAGCTTTTCGGCCGACTTGAATCCCAGTACGGACTGCCCTCGGGCCTACTGGATGCTGTGTGGGCGCAGGAGTCGAGCCGCGGCCGCGCGATGCTCTCGCCGAAGGGCGCCAAGGGCCACATGGGCTTCATGGATGCAACGGCGCAGCAGTACGGCGTTGCCGACCCCAACAATCTCACGCAGGCCGCCACGGGTGCCGCGCGCATGTATTCGGACCTCCTGCGCCAGTACGGCGGCGACTTGCCGCGCGCGCTGGCTGCTTACAACTGGGGGCAGGGCAATCTGGCGCGCAAAGGCTTCGATGCGGCGCCAGCAGAGACGCGCAACTACATCGAGGAGGTGACAGCCACCATGGGACAACCTCAAGCACGCGCATCGCAGCAGGATGCGCCCTCCGACGAATGGACCGCGCTGAATGCGCAGTTCGCACCTGGCGCGAAGCAGGGTGCGCAGGAGCCCGACCCGTGGGCCGAGCTCGGCGCCCGATTCGCGCAGCCTGCGGCGGCCACGGCCGGGCCGGCGCGCACCCAGCAGCCGCAACAGGCGGCGCAGGCGGCGCAGGCGGGCACCGACCCCGTGCGCCGGGCCGCCAATGCCGCGATTCCGCTGGTGGGCCCGATGCTGGCCGCCTTCGACATCAATCCGGACGTGCCGGCAATGGTCAAGGGGCTGGCCGGTGGCGTCGCGGATCTCGGTCAAACGCTCATGAACCGGGGAACGAAGGTGGGGGCGGACACCATTCCGACGAATCCGGCCGTGCAGTGGATGCTTCCTGAAAACCTGCGCCGGTCCGAGCGTGGCGTTTCCAGTCTGGTCACGGGGCAAGCGCCCATGAGCCCGGCTGAGCAAGCGAATGCAGAGCGTTCTGCGTCCCTTGATTCCTTCTACCGCGACAACGCCGGCAATCCATGGTTCACGGGCGGCCGTGTCGCCGGCAATGTCCTGGCAACGATGCCCGTAGGCGGCGCTGTGGCCGCGCCCGTGCGTGCTGCGGCGCCATTCCTCGCGCCGGTGGCCGATGCCATCGCGACGGGTGGATTTCGCACGGGGCTTGCACCAGCCACGCTGCTGGGTAAGGCTGGCAATGTGGCGTTGCGCGGCGCCGGCGGCGCGGTCACTGGCGGTGCATCGGCTGGACTCATCAACCCGGATGAGGCGTTGCTCGGGGCGGGTATTGGGGGAACGCTTCCGCCTGTCATCGCTGGAGCCGGGCGCGCTTCAAGTCTTGTTGGGGCTGGTGTTCGCCGCTTCTTCACGCCTCAGGCGGCGACTGATGCGCGCGCGATCTTGCAGGCTGGCGACATCGTGCCGGCCGACATCCCCACCGTGCGCGCAGCTCTGCAACAGCAGGGGCCGAACATCGTGGGCGAGGGTCCGACCGTCTCGCAGATCCTGCAGAACCCGGAGATTTCGCAGCTGGAGCGCAGCGTGCGCAATGCGCCTGGTGGTGCACCGGCACTGATCGCCAAGGATCAAGCGCAGAACGCCGCGCGGCTCGCTGTGGTGAACGACATCGCGCCCGTGGCCGCTGACCTGCCTGCTGCGCGCACCAATTTCGGCAACACCATCGCGCCGCTCGCGGCCGACGCGCGCGCAGCGGCCTCGAAAGAGGTCCGCCAGGCGTTCGATGCGGTCGATCCCTTCAACGAAACCAGCTTCTATCTGCCGCTGCCCGAGATGGAGGCCTCAAAGGCCAAGTTCCTGGGCCCCGGCACCTTCGGCACCGGCAGCAAGGCGCAGGCGGCCATCGATGCAGCCACCGACGTGGGCACCGAGGTGCTGCCGGCCATCACCGCCGTCACGGCGCCGGGCGTGCGTCGCCAGGGGCAGACCATCGTGGATGCCATCAAGTCACTGGGCGGCATCAAACAGGACTCCCCGGGTGCGCAGGCGCTGGCCGGCGAGATCGCCGACCTGAAGCAGGCCGGCGGCATGCGATCGATCATCCAGAACGGCCGCGGCCAGTCGCCCGACACACTCGCGCAGGCGATGCACGCACATGGCTTCATCCCCGATGAAGATCCGGCCACGCTGCTGGAGGTGCTGAAGCTGCACGCCAAGGGCGACAAGGTCTTCTCGCAGGGCGCCGACCGCAGCAACGTCTTCCGCGCCGGCATGGAAGCCGCGCAGGGGGAGGCACCTGGCGCCGAGGTGGTCCGCAAGACCGTCCCATTCCGGACCGTGCAGAACCTGCGCAGCTCGATTGGTGAAGCCGCCGAGCAGGCGCGCATGCGCGGCGCCAACAAGGAGGCTGCGGCCCTCGACGGCATGAAGGCCGACATCGACAAGCGGGTCAACCTCGTGCAGATCGGCCAGGGCGACGCGGCCGAGCACTTCCCGCCGGATGTTGTGACGCAATGGCGCAAGGCCATCGACCTGCACGCCGACAAGCAGGACCGCTTCGCGCGTGGCCCGCAGGCCGGCATGTTTCGCAAGGGCGGCGACGGCAACTACTCGGTAGAGGGCGGCGAGCTCGCCCCGAAGTTCTTTTCGCCGAGGCTGTCGCAGGCCGAGGACATCGAGTCGCTGAAGCGCATGCGCCTGGGTGATCCTGTGCTGGACTCGCTGAAGAGCTACGCCACCACCGACGCATCGCGGCGCGTGACCGGCGACGGCACGTTGCGCAGCAAGGCCTTCAATGACTGGCTCGACGCGCACGGCGGTGCGATTCGGGGTTTGTTCGATGAAGGCGAGCGGGCCCGGCTCACGGGTGTGGGCGCGGACCTCAAGCGCGCATCAGATGCGCGCGACCTGGGCCGCGCCACGGGTTCGAACACGTCGCAGAACGTGCAGAACGCACTGGGGCTCGGGATGCTCGACAGTCGCGCCGTGAACCTGCTGGCCAGCCGCACGCCGTTCGTGGGACGCTTCACGGGTCCGATGCTGGATGCGCTGCGCGAGTCGGCGAAGCGCGGGAAGGCTGCGCGGATAGGCGGCTTGTTGTCGGACCCAGCAGAACTGGATGCGGCCATCGCGGCATATCAGCGAGTGCTGGCGGCGCAGGCGCAGCAGCCGGCGCTGGCGGGTTCTACCGCTTTCGGTCCTCTTCTTTATCGGACCGCCCCTGTCCTAGCGGTCGGCCGGTGACCAGCCCATAGATAAAGCCGCCCACGACCACGATCAGGATTACCGCAAAGGCTTTCCAGATCAGGTACTGAGCGTGTGGGCTTAGGCCTTCCATTGGCGCATTTTAGGCCGCGACTTTTTCCACCTTCAAACCCGCTTCGGCGGGTTTTCTTGTTTCTGGAGTACCTCAATGGCCCTTGTCCTCACTCTTGCGGACTGCAGCACTAATCCGGCCCAGAACGGCCCGGACGGTTCGGTCGATCCGCCCTCGATGCTGGACGATCAGCAGCGCCTGGCGTTGAGCTTCATCGCCCAACTGCGCGATGGCGCTGGCATTCCCGTTGGCATGTGCGTGCCCTTCATCGGCGGCACGTCGGCGCCGGGCTGGATCAAGGGCAACGGTGCGCTGGTGTCGCGGACCACCTATCCGGCTCTGTTCGCCTACGCATCGGCCCAAGGGCTGGTTTCCGAGTCCGACTGGACAGCAGGCAGCTGCGGGCGCTTTTCGGTAGGCGACGGCTCGACAACGTTCCGCCTGCCTGACACCCGGGCGCTGTTCATTCGAGGTCTCGACGAGGGACGCGGCTTGGATACGGGGCGATTGATCGGAGTGTTGCAGGACCATGCCGTTGCGCCGCACACGCACGGCGTGACCGACCCGACACATGGTCATACCGTGGCCGATCCTGGCCACGTCCACACCACGACCGTAAATGGCAATCACCAGCATGGCTATGTCGGTCAGCAGGCGACAGGAGGCGCAGGTGGGGTTGGAGCGGTCACGATTTACAACCCAGTGAGCGCAGCGACGGACGGGGCAGGGGATCACTCGCACAACGTCAACGGCAGTTTCACCGGCGTGGCCATCGTGAACCGTGCCACCGGCATTTCGATCCAGTCGGCCGGCACTGAAGGCCACCCGCGAAATCTCGCGTGGCCCATGTTCATCAAGTACTGAGGGAGTCTCCATGTACGTCTTTCACTACGACCCCCAAACGTTCGCGTACCTGGGCGGCTCGCCGGCCGACTTCTGCCAGCTGGATCCGGGCATCGTGCTCGTGCCAGCATGGGCCACGCAGGTTCCCCCGCCTGGTGGCTGGGACAGCCGCATCGAACTGCCGTACTACGTACCGGAGAAGGATGCATGGGAGGTGCGCCGGCTTCCGCCGGCCCCGGTCGAGCAGGCGACACCCACGCCGGCCGAGAAGCTGGATCGCGTGCAGGAGATGCAGCAAACGCTGGAGGCTCATTTGCGCGCCGCGGGTGCGCTCATAGAGAAGCTGAAAGGCATCGCATGACTCAGGAGACCCAACCCGGCGAACTCCCGCGTGCCGCGCGCTTCGTGGACTTGCGCATCCCATTGTGGGGGCTGCTGTGCTGCGGCGCCGCTGCAGCCTATTTCATCATCGGCACGTGGTTCACATCGAACCAGACCTCCAAGGACGTGAGCGAACTGCAGATCACGGTCAAGGCTGGGAATCAGCAGGTCACGACCCTCGCCGGCGAGCAGGCTCTGCTTCGCTTCCGGATGGACAACCTGGATAACGAGATTCGAGCCCTCAAGGCTCAGTTGGCTCTCGCGTCGTCACAACCCCAACCCCCTACCCAATCCGCGAGGCGCCCTTGAACTTCGATCAAGCATTTGAACGCCTGCTTGGGCACGAGGGGAGCTACAGCGAAAACCCCGCAGATCCAGGCGGCAAAACGATGTGGGGCGTTACCGAGAAGGTCGCGCGCGCCAAGGGCTACAAGGGCGATATGCGTGATCTGCCGCAAGACTTCGCCAAGAGCGCCGTCTACAGGCCGGACTACTGGGATGCTGTGCGCGCTGACGAGCTGCCAGACAGTGTGCGTTTCGATGTGTTCGATGCTGCCGTGAACCATGGAGCCAGCCAGTCAGCAAAGTGGCTGCAGCGCGCGGCTGGCGCGAATCCTGACGGCGTCATCGGCGCACAGACCGTGGCCGCTGCTCGCGCGGCCGGCCCTCTGATAGCCGCGGCCTTCAACGGCTACCGCCTCCAGTTCTACACCGACCTGAACACGTGGCCAACCTTCGGCAAGGGCTGGGCCCGGCGCGTGGCCACCAACCTACAGAGCCTGAAAGGCTGATCATGGGCGCACTTCTTTCCCTCATCCCCGTCTTTTCACAACTGCTGGACAAGATCCTGCCCGACAAGACGGCTGCCGACGCTGCGAAGCTGAAGTTGGTCGAAATGGCGCAACAGGGCGAACTCGCTCAACTGCAGGCGGACACCGCCATTGCGACGGCGCAGACCGAGATCAACAAGGTGGAGGCGTCCAGCACTCGCCTGTTTGTGGCTGGCTGGCGCCCGTTCGTCGGCTGGATTTGCGGATTCGCCGTCGGCTTCAAGTTCATCGGTGGCCCGGCGCTGTTCATGGTGGCTCAAGCCATCGGCCATCCGGTCGAACTCCCGGTAATCGAGACTTCCGAGCTTTGGCCGTTGTTGCTCGGCATGCTCGGTCTGGGCGGCCTCCGGACCGTGGAGAAGGTCAAAGGCGCAGCATAGTGTCCCAAGACCGCCAACCTAATCCCGCGTGTCGGCTTTGGCTTGGGCATGCTCAGAATGTAGGAGGGCTGCGTACTAGGTGCACATCGAATTCTGACGCCAGCCAATGCTCTTTACCGCAGCGTAGTGCTCGGTACGGTTTTGCAGGCAGGCCCAAAATGTTGCGGTGAAGACAGGCCAGCCGGCAACACCTTCGCTAGCGAGTGCTGCGGCACCAGCAGCAGCGGCACCTTGAACACCGCATTGGATGCAGTCGTTCTTTACTTGATTCATCAACTCCGTGGGCGTTGTGATGTCTGCGACGATCGAGGTATGGAGTTCTTGGGGGGAGCTCCGATAGGTGGGGGATGGAGTGCCAAACGGGCCATCGTTCGTCCACTCGAGAGTGCTACATGGAGTGAGGTTCATCCAGCCGTGCCAAACTTCTACCTCCTCGGCTTTCGCAAATGTGCAAGTCATCGCAATAAAGACGATTAATGCCTTCATGTCGTTCACCTCTCGATGGTTAAAGAGCGGTGATAGCACCTAGGTTCTATCCTGGCGCCCCCAGATCCTGGGATGACAACTCCTATTTTTGCGAGTATTTGGCCTTCTCGCGGGTATCACATGGCCTGCTAGTGGACTATGACGGTTCCTTCAGCAAGTGCCTGATGCGCGTACTCAGACGCTGCTTCGATTGACGCGCGCTTCGTGCAGTAGACGCCAGGCACCCTATGCCTGAAGGGGGGACATGAATGAACCGCTCCCCGTATTCCATGTTCTGCTCGAATTCCACCCACGCGCACCATGCAGCGCCGCGCTTACTGGTCACGATGGCAACGAGGTAGCCGCGGAGTTCGAACGAGCCGCCCAGTTCGAGGTAAGCCATGCCGGTGCTCCACTGTTGAGGTCGTGGCAATATTCCGCGGCGACAGTCGATGCCGCAACTGGCAGAAAGATCAGGTGACGCGCAGCGCAGAAGCGGATTGTTCGCCGCCGGCCTGTTCGACCAAACTTGACGCGCGAGCGGGAGAACTGGCGCGCATCGCTGATGAACGCGGTGTCGCCGGCACCGTCTGCGAGCGGTACGTTGAAGCAACAGGGTTCTGAGGAATGAGCGGCCTTGGAGGCCCGTTGTCTCATACACAATGGGTTCATGAAATCCATCCGATACATTCTCTCGACCCTGATGCTTGCGGCGACTGGTCTAGCTCAGGCGGAGACAGCCATGGCCGGCATAGGCTCAGCTAGCTGCGGCGTTTGGCTCGACGCAAGGAAAAAGCCGCAACAGGATAGAGAGGCGATCATCGAAGGGTTGGTGCTTGCCTGGGTTCAAGGCTTTCTTTCGAGCAAGAACGCCACCGGGGCAAAAGGCAGCTCGGTCCTGGATGTACCGTCCCCCGAGACCATCGAGAAGGTGATCGACAAGATCTGTGGGGACAATCCAGATTGGAAGATCTACATAGTCGCAGATACCTTTGCGACCGTCCTCATCGACCAGTATCGAGGCGGTGGCCGCAAATAGTCTGGCTGGAGAGAGAAGGATGAAAAAACTTACTGCGGCACTTTTGATTCTTTGCTGCTCATCGACTATGGCCATCGAGATACGTGGTGCAACCTCTTGCGGCGATTGGGCTCGCAGCAGGCAGAGCGCAAATCCAGCGGCTGGGCCAAATCAGCTCTGGATGCTGGCATACCTCTCGGGCCTAGCCTCCGCGCTTCACAAAGATGGCCTGAAGGGAACCAGCAACGCCTCAATCTTCCTGATCGCTGACGACTACTGTCGCAAGAACCCTTCGGACCATCTCGACGACGCTGGCAATGAAGTCTTCCGTGAGCTGTTGAAGAAAAACAATCTCTGACAGCTACACCGGCGGGCGAACTCGCCGGGCGCCGCCGCTACTCCTTCAACGGATTGCGGCTGTCCTTTCGGCTTCAGGTGGCGAGCTTGCATTCAGGTCGCCCATGAAAAAGCCGCCCGAAGGCGGCACGGTTGAAATGATCTGCCGTTCATCCTGCTGCGGGTGGGCGTCGGACCTCAACCGGCCCGATGCCGCTGTACACGGTCGAACCATCCTTCAGCGAAGTGACCGTCCAACGCTCGGCGCCATGGCCAGGGGTGACCTTGTAGTCGCCCGGTGCCAGCGGCAATAGGCGCACTTCACGCTCGATGTCGCTGTACCAGGCTGGGGTGTAGAGAACGGCGGGTTCGGCAGGGAAGAATTCGGCTTGGCTCATAACCGGATTGTCGCGAGTTAGAAGGGGCGGACTATGGTGGCTACTCGATGCCTTGCCTTTCGACCGGCACCACCTGCCACACTTGCCGGTGCTCTTTGATGCGCAGATTGCCCCGTTCGTCCCGCCAGCATTCGCGCTGCAGGCCGGAAATCAGTACGCCTGGTTTATGGCCGTTGGGCAGGATGATCGGCATCGACATGTGCGCCGCACAGCGCATCCGGGCCGTGTTGAACTGCTCCCACAGGTCCACCACCTGTGCATAGGGCTCCGTGGTCCCGGCACTCCGGTTCATCTCCCCGAATGTCACCATGCCGCGGATGGGCGCCTCGCGAAGCCGAGGCGGCAGGCGGTCGCCGTCTGGGGCGAGCAGGATCGTGACCTCGGCGAAGAACATACTGTATGAATATACAGCTTTCTGCCTCACTGTCGGAAACCTGAGGCTACTGCTGAGGCAGTCTTTCGCCAT